TAGTGTGTAAATCCATGGTAGAAACCATGGTAGAACCCTGCATAGTGTGTAAATCCATGATAGAAACCATGGTAGAAACCTGCGTAGTGACTAAAACCAGGATACACGTAAATGTAATAGTTTATACCAATTGTTGTTCCGTATGGAACGACTGTTCCAGGAGTGATATTCTGAGAATTCCATCTTTGGTCTAGTCCATTATCACTAGTGTTAATTGATGACTCAGAATAATACATACCAATACCTGATAGAAATGATTGATAAGAAGATCTTGAATACGAGGTGTCAAATGCAGGCACCTCTGCCTTACGGATTGTTCTACCCTTGCTTCTTTGTAGTGCCATTACATAATCTCCTTATATTCTTTTATTTTTTAATACTGGTTATGCTGACAAGTCGCCCATTACCACGAAGGTATTTGCTGCTCGCTTCAAAATTGTTGCTGATGACCACTGTGCACGTAACTTTAGACCAGGGGTTGCATTTACTGTTACCCCTGCACCTCCAGCAACTGTAACTTGTGATGAGCCAGTCTGAATAACATCTACTACTGCTCCTACTGGCCAGAATGAGTTGTCTGCTGGAATTGATATTGTTCCTCCATTGCTCATTTCACGAATGTTGTTAACATCTGCTGTTGCGATTGTGTGTGATCCAGACATAACATTAATTACTGAGTTATTATCTGCCTTTGTTGCTAATGTTGTTGAAAGTGCTGTTCCACCAAGTGTTACAGATGATGCTGCAGGTAGTGCAACAGTTCCTGTAAGTGTTGGGTTTGCTGATGGTGCCTTTGCTGCAAGGTTAGTTGTTACAGTTGTAGCAAAGTTTGCATCATCACCAAGTGCTGCAGCAAGTTCATCAAGAGTATTTAGTGCTCCTGGGGCTGCTGCGATGACTGCATCTACTTCAGCCTTTACAAATGCTGTTGTAGCAATTTGTGTAGTATTTGTTCCAACTGATGCTGTTGGAGCAGTTGGTGTTCCAGTAAGTGCTGGTGAAGCAATATTTGCCTTTAGAGCAATTGCTGTTGCAGATGTTGAAATTGCATCTGTCTTTGCATTATCTGCATAAGACTTTGTAGCAAGGGCTGCTGTATCAGCAATACCGTGAACATTTGTAGTTCCAGCAATGTGAGTTTCACCTGTTGTTGCTTTTGACTTTAATGTAACAATATCTGCCTCTGCAGTATTTGCTTTTGTTGATACTGATCCTAGATCTGTTTCTACTTCAGAAAGGCTTGTTTGAATGCTAGAAACGCTTGACTCTAGTGCTGCAACATCCGCATTTGTTCCATTTAATGATGTGTCTAGTTCTGTTATTGACTGAGTATTTTCTGAAACAGAAGTTTGAAGACTTACAATATCTGCATCTGTTGCTTCTAATGACTCTCCTAGTTGTGTTATTGACTGAGTGTTTCCTGAAACAGAAGTTTGAAGACTTACAATATCTGCATCTGTTGCATCTAATGACTCTCCTAGTTGTGTTATTGACTGAGTGTTTCCTGAAACAGAAGTTTGAAGATTTGAAATACTTGATGAGTTTGCTGATACTTCAGATGAAACAGTTTCTAGTGATGAAGTAACTGACTGAATATTAGAATTTGATTCATTAAGATCTGTTTCTAGATTTCCCAATCTTTCTTCGTTTGTTTCTTGATTAGTGTTAACTGTAGATATAAGATTTGTTACTGTTGTAGACAAACCAGAAACGTTTTGATTTGTTGCTGATATTTTTGTATTTACAAATTCTGTTGTTGCTGCTTTGGTAGAATTGTCTGAGCCATCAACTGCTGGAAGTGTAACTGTTCCAGTAAATGTTGGATTAGCCTTTGGAGCCTTTAGATCTAAACCTGCAGTAACTGTGTCAGCATAATTTGGGTCATTATTAAATGCTGCTGAAATTTCATTTAGTGTATTTAGTGCATCTGGTGCTGCTCCTACAATTGCTGCAATACTTCCATTGATAAGGTTTCCAATGTGTGATGCTGGAAGTTGTGCTGTTGGTATAGTACCATTTGCATCTAGTGCTGCTACTCCATTTGCTACACCAATCTTTGTGTCCTTAACAAAACCATTTACGTCGATGTCAAGGCCATCTAGATTTATAAAGTACTGAAGGAGAGACCAAGTACTTGTGCCATCGCCAATCTTAAACTTGTTGCTATCGGTTTCAAATCCAATTTCTCCTGCTGCTAGAACTGGGTTTGCATTTGTCCATTGTGTAGAAGTTCCTCTACGCTGTTGCATTCTTGTTGTCATTTATTTTCTCCCCCTTGTACGGTCTGCGTACATTTTTATTTTTGTATTAAACTTTAACATTTTATACGCCACCGCCATCAAGAACTAGGTCTAGAGATGAGATGTTTTGTATTGCTGCTTTAACAAATGCTGTAGTAGCAACTTGTGTTGTGTCAGTTCCAGTTGCAGCAGTTGGTGCTGCAGGTGTTCCTGTAAAAGTTGGTGACTGTGCAGGTGCGATATCAGAGAAAACTGAACCATCATTTGTGAACTGCCACTTATCTAGTGATTCATTCCAACGAACTTGAACATTTGTTTCATCTCCACGAACAACTCTTATTCCAGAGTTTTCAGTTGGATTTCCGCTTGTAAAGTTGCTGTTTAGATCAATAATATTATCAGCCAAAGAGATTGTCTCGCTGTTTATTGTTGTTACTGTTCCACCAACATTTAGATTTCCAACAACTGTAAGATTTCCATTTACTTCTGCGTTATCGTTTAAGTAAACTTTTCCTGTTCCGTTACCTGATAATGAAAGGTCTGTATTTGATGTCTTGCTTGAAACTGTATCAGACTTTAGTCCATTGCTGAATGTAACTCCGTTGCCGTCAGCGCTTGAGAAATTAGCACCTGCTTCTACAACTACTGGGCCCTTTACGTTGATTGATCCTGTTCCTGTTGGATCAAGTTCAATGTTACCACTTCCGCTTGTTCTTAGTCCTAGGTTTTCGTTAATATCTGCTGATACAACGATTGCTCCTGATTCATCTTGAAGAACCTTCTGTCCATTAACATAAAGTGATCCTGGACCAACGTATACGTCTTTGAACATCTTGCTTGGTGATCCTAGACTATAAGTGTTATCTGTTGCTGGAATAATGTCTCCACTTGCAGTAACTACTGGTAGGACTACAGTTCCTGTAAATGTAGGTGACGCAATTGGAGCCTTTGTTCCAACAAGAGTAGCAAGAGTTGATGCTGTACTCTGGTCTGCTGTCAAAGCATCTGCAAGTTCCTTGAGTGTATCAAGTGCAGCAGGTGCTGCTCCAACAACATCTGCAATTGCAGTATTGATTGCTGAATTTCTGGCTGTTGCTTCTGCTGCGACCTTTGAAGTGGCATCTGCTGAAGCCGTTGCAATTGCTGCTGTAACTGCTGTTGCTCTTAGTGCTGCCTCTGCTGCTACCTTAGTAGTTGCATCTGCTGCTGCAGTTGAAATCGCTTCTGATTTAGCAGTTGCAATTGCTGTAGCCTGTGCTGTAGAAACTGGCTTAGCAGTATCTGCTGTATTATCAACTGAATCTAAACCTACCATTGACTTTGTTACGCCAGATACTGTTCCTGTAAATGTTGGGGAAGCAATTGGAGCCTTTGAAGAAAGTGATGATGCAATTGTTGTAAAGAATGCTGGATCATCGTTAATTGCTGCTGCAATCTCATCAAGAGAATTTAGAAGTCCTGGAGCGCCAGCAATCATTGTGTCAAGATCAACGAAATAACTTAGAGTTGACCAACGATTTGTTCCATCACCAATCTTAAATTTATTTGTATCTGTTTCATAGCCAATTTCGGCTGCTGAAAGAATTGGGTTTGCTGATGTCCACTGTGCTGCGGTACCTCTGCGTTGCTGTTGTCTAACTGCCATTTACTTGCCTCCTAATGGGTGCTGCCCATGTATATCTTATTATAACATCAATTTATTAGTTGAAATTATCTATTGCTAATCCACCATCATTGGTAGAAGTAAAGTCTGTGTCTAATGCATTACCAGAGTCTGTGCTGGATGTCATTGGACTATCAAAAAACCCAGAATCAACAAACTGACTTACAATAAGGCCTGTTCCATCAATTGCTGTATCGTGAATGTGATCTGGAATATTAATTGTGTCTTCTATGGTTGCTTGTGTATGCCAAGAACCATTGTAGTAAAAATTAATTCTATTTGTTAGTGTGTCTAACCACATAGTTCCATTAATTGGTGAAGAGGGAGCAGAAGCGTCTACAGCCATTGTTCTTGAATCAACATAATCCTTAGTTGCTGCATGTACTGCAAGAGTTGGTACTCCTACTGTTACTGCATCTCCAAATGTACCGCCGTTTGCTACGACTAATCCATTTTTTACCTTGAAGTCTTTATCGACTATTGCCATTTACTTCTCCTCTGTACCACTTTTTTGTGGGGGATTTTGAAAGGATCCCCCAAACCTTTAATTAATTACTTAAGTAGTGTTCCCATTACAGTAACTGTTGAGTTATTGTTAGCGGTTGTTACCAATAGTTGTACGTTTGCTCCAGATACTCCTGCTGAAATTGATGACGCTGAGCCATTTGTTCCAACAATTGCATATTCTGTAATTGCAATATTGTCTGAAGTGTCAAGTGTCAAAAGAACCTTTGAAACTTCAGTATGTGTTCCGTAAGCAACCTTTACAAGGTATTCTGCTGAACGGTAATCTGCCTTTGCAAAAGCGTGGGCTGTTTGAACTCCTGCAGTTGGTGCTGAAAGAGTTGCTGCAACTTGCTTAGCAACTGAGTTTAACTCAACTTCTGCAAAGTCTGGTGTTACTGCTTCAAGAGCAGATACTGCACGAGCATTTGTGAAGTAAAGGTTTGATCCTTCAGCAAGATCAGATGTAGTAGAATCTGCCACACCGTTTTCTGCTGATATTACAAGACCATTTTCATCACCTGTGATTGTAATGTTTGTCTTTGTTGCTGTTGTAATAAGGTTTGCTGCTGCAACCTTTGCACGAGTTGCTGTAAAGTATTGTGATGTTCCTTCTGCAACATCAGATGTTGTAAGTGCATCAGCATAAGCCTTTGCATCAACTTCAGCCTGGTCTGCATAGTTTTGGTAAGCAGTTGTAATTGCTGTCTCACGAGTATCTGTGTAAGCCTTAGCATCTGTTTCTGCTTGGTCTGCATAGTTCTGGTAAGCAGTTGTAATTGCGCCTTCACGAGTGTCTGTGTATGCATTTGCTGTTGTGACTGCATCTGATTCTGCTGTATCAGCATAACCTTGTGCTGTTGAAAGAGCAGTTGTTATTTCTCCATCTGTGTATGCATTAGCATTTGTTTCTGCAGTTGTTGCATCTGTTGATGCTGATAATTCTGCTGCTGCTTGTGCTGCATCTACATAGGCCTTAGTTGCTGCATGTAGGTTTAGTGTTGGTGCACCTGGAAGAACTAGGGCTCCAGTCATTGTGTCGCCAGACTTTGCTACTCTACCAGCGACTGCATTTGCAGCATCTGTTGCGTAGTTTGGATTTTCAGCAATTGCTGTAGCCAATTCTGCAAGAGTATCAAGAAGTTCTGGTGCTGAAGAAACAAGTGCTGCTACTTCGCCATCTGTATAAGCATTAGCATCTGCGATAGCCTGTGCCTTAGCAGTTGCAATAGCAGAGTTACGATTTGTAACTTCTGTGTTAATTGCTGAAGTAATTGCTGAGTTACGATCTGTAACTTCTGTTGCAATCTTTCCGTCTGTGTATGTGTTTGCATTTGCCTCTGCAGCATCTGCCTTATCGGTTGCATCAACTTCTGCTGCTGCGATTGCATCTGCTTCTGCCTGATTTGCATAGTCTTGTGTTGCAAGAACATCTGCACCCCACTTTACAGAAGATCCTGCTGCTGGAGTAAGAACGATATGAGAATCAGAATTGATTGTCATTGCTCCTGCGCCAGTGAAGTTAAGTGTATCTCCAATAGTCTTGTTTGTTAATGTTTGTGTGTTTGTTGTTCCAACTACCGCACCTGTTGCACCGTGTGCGACTGTTAGGTTAGAGTGTGTTGTAAGGTCTGCTGCTGCATCAGACGCTGCATCTGCTGCTGCGCCAATCGTGTCCCAAAGACCAGTGTTAGCAGTTACTGCACGAGAATCAGTAAAGTACTTGTTTGTACCTTCTGCAAGATCTCCTGTGTCATGGTTTGAAATATCTGATACTTGACCAGTTACATCACCAGTTAAATCTGCTGTGATTGTTCCTGCAGCAAAGTTACCTGAAGCATCACGCTTTACAACCTTGTTTGCTTCGTTAGCAGATGTTGCTGTTCCACCGATAAGACCAACGATGTAATCTTGATCTGCTTGCTTTTTTGTTAGGATGTCCTGGTTATTGATTGTACCTGTTGTACCTTCAACTACGAGTCCCGCCTTTACTTTAAAATCTTTTACTACTGTTGCCATTTTTTTATCTCCTTAGTTATGCCTTAAGTCCAATTCGTGCGTAACGAACTGTGACTGGCTTGATCGCAGGGTCTGGAGTGACTGTTAAGGCCACGGTATTTCCAGTGCGAGAGACATTAATGGTGCCAATATTCCCATTCGTGTCGATAGTGCCGTACTCACTGACTGATACATCTGTACCGTCAACAAGAATTGTTAATTCAGTTGCATAGAACTTGTTGTCCCCTGCTGAGGTCTTTGATATTGAAACAATATACTTGACCATACGCCAAACTGTAGCATCGAAGTTATCGATAACAGTTGGATTTTCCAATCCGTAAATTGTGTTATCGTTATTTCCTGATGAACCTAGATCGTTACCTGAACTTGCAAGGGTATCAATTAAATCTTCATAATCTCCTTGGGTAGGACGATCACCAGTTTGGAATTTTGTCTTTATTGCTGCGATTGTTGATTTTGCCATGGTTATATTATAACCTCCATTTTTTAAAATATCAAAGTATATAGTTATTCAAACCGACCACTGCAATACCAATTGGAGCGGGATTTGAAGCGCTATAGGCATTGATTCCTATATTTGTAAACTTTACCCTAAAGGGTAAAACCTCATTTATTTTTACTGATCTTGTATCACTTGCTACATTTATAATTGCATAAGAGACTGCATTGATTGCTTTTAGTTTATTAGTTTTTTTACTTGATATTTTTGATGATGCCATTAATCAGTTACATCTTCAATGACTACCATTTTCCCTTGAGCGACAGTCCAAACATACGCATCATTTGAAAGTTGTATATCGAAGATATCTCCTGTTTGGAGCATTACTGATTCTGAAGACAAAAGAGAGACTGTGAATTCTCCAATTAAGTCGTCAGCATCTGCTAATGGTGTTAAAGAAATTATTGTTGTTGCGGAGTCTGTAAATGTTCCTGCGGGGGTTGGTCTTTTAATTTTCATATTAATATCCCAGTCAGCAATTACTAAAGGTTGTTTTGCATCGTCTGTTACATAAACACGAAAAGAGGCAGTATCTCCTTTTACAATAGTCCAGTTTACAAGTGGTGGTTTATTACCTATGTCATATGATGAAGCGGATCCACGTAAAGTTGCCATAGGTTTATTATATCACGACAAGCCGTCTTTAAGTGCTTTCCAAGTGCCGTTGCCTTTTGCCTGAACAATTAAAATTCCTGATACCCCTGTTGCAGCGACTACACCAACAGCGGTTGCATTTCCAGTTACTGGTCTTGTTCCTGTCAAACCACCAGATGCTCCAATGTATACTGGATTGCCATTTGTAAAACTTCCTGTACTTAAATTAATATTTTCCATAACACCAGCAACAACTACAATTCCTTCAGAGTTATTAGCAAGTGGTTGTTTTAAAAGTCCTAAAATTGGACCCACTGTTGACTGGGTTGCAAATGATATTTCTGGTTTGGTTGAATATCCAGTTATATATACTGGAGTTCCTGCAGTCAGGGATTGTCCACTTTTATTAATAACACTAATTTGAAATGCAGATATTCCTAATGGTGGAAGAATTTCGTTTAATTTTGTTACAAGCCCCTTAATGTCTCCATGTACATTTACTGGGTCTTCTGCTTCTGGGAAGGGTAAATTGAACGGGCTTCCTGAGTTTCCTGTTGCCATAATAATTCATTATACCACTTTTAAAATATAACGTTTCTTAACATTACGTTAAAACTTGACAAATTGTAGAAAATTATGTTATACTTGGTAGTAACAACCCTGAAAAGGGTTTTTCGTTTCTAAGGAGGAACAGATGAATATATTACAAGATAAACAAAAACTCATCGGAATACTCACGATTATAGTAATGGCAGCACAAGGTCTTAACGGTGCCAATGCTAGTGAACGCAACAATTTAAGTACTGAAACCGTAGTTACTGAAGACCAGGCCTCGAAAGAGGTTTTTTTGGTTTCTACAGAAGAAAAGTTAAAAAAGTTTGAAAACAAGGGTTCTCTAACCGATGGTGAACTCAAGGAACTTTTATACCTCGTTGGCTTTAGGGGCAACGATCTAAAGGAGGCTTGGGCAGTAGCCAAAAAAGAATCTAATGGGCAACCTATCAGATTTAATGGAAACACCAATACTGGAGACAGTTCTTATGGTATGTTTCAGATTAATATGATCGATTCCCTTGGTCCTGATCGTAGAGATAAGTTTGACCTTGACTCTAATTCAGATCTTTTAAATCCCGTCATAAATGCACAAATTGCATTTCACATGTCAGACGGTGGAAAAGACTGGTCGGCCTGGAAGGGCATTACTCCAAGAACCAAATCCTGGATGGCTAAATTTCCTGAGTAATACATAAAAAAGAATACCCCCTTGGAGAAATCCTTGGGGGTATTTTATTATCTAAACTTAATTTCTGACTTAACGCCATCTGAGAAGGTGTAAGAAGGGAGCCATCCAAGAAGGTCTCTGTTATCTATTTCTGGCAGAGGCGTTAGGTCTGGCAAATTTAAAACGGTATAAGTAATAATAACACCATTAGCCTTGTACTCATTTACCAGATCAATCATAGTAAACTGGTTTCCAGTAAAAATATCTGTAAGTAAAAAGTCGTTATCTTTAAGATACTCAATAGACAAGACATTGGCTTTTGCGATATCTAAAACATGAATATAGTCTCTTGTTGAGGAGATACTGTTTATTTTTATGTTTGGATTCCGACTGATTATTGAAAATATATTTGTAGAACCATAGTCGTTGACAGTTTTAGTTTTTCCAACAATATTAAAATATCTTAATATAACAAGTTTTTTGCATAAAGACTTTAAAATCTTTTCTTCTAAAAGTTTTGACTTGGCATAGGCTGAACGAGGCTCATATACGCTTGCGGAGGAGGCGAAAACGACTGGTATAGACGATACCTTAGCAACAATAGCAGTAGATAATGTGGAAAGGATATTATTAAAGTAATAAAGCCAAGGCTTCTTCTTAGATTCTGGAATGGACTTTAAGGCTGATAAATGGATTATGGCTATTGGATCTTGACCAAACAAATAACTAAATAGATAGATAGTGTTTCTGCCTATCTTCTTATCTATCTCAATAACTTCATACCCTGAGACTTCAAGAAGTTCTCTTGTTGCCGTTCCTACATACCCACGAGATCCTGTTAGGACTACTTTAGAACTCATAATAATTATCCAAAATCTCTCCGTTAACAAAGTCTAAGCCACAAAATTGTCCGTATTGGGCTAGTGTTCTTTCTGTTCCAAGTCTTCCTTCTCCGACTATTCCTTCTCCACTCAACACAAACCTAATTTCATCAACAGATATTTTATTTAGTTCTGCTGTTTGTTCTGGCCAATCTGGGTACACAAGTCTTCTTGCGTTTTTACCTTCTGTGCCATAATAAAGATGATACATGAACATTTCACTTGGAACAAAGAAGTCATATCCGCTAGTATATGCTCTTGCTGCCATGAATATTTCTTCACCGTCAGCAAATATTAGTTTGTTTGGCTTTATGAATTCTCCTTCTGTAAAAATGGACCCTCCAGATACAGAAATGGAGAATATGTTTCCTTCTGGATTTAAAACAGTTCCTTGCATTGGCGTTCTGTTGTTTTTAAATCTTTCTTTGTCTTTCCAATAAAACTGTGTAACAACTTCTTCATGATCTCTTATCTTTTCTTCATCGCCTTCGTACCAGAATGGCTTTGGATACTGAGTTATGAGTGGCTTCTTAAATCCGTTTGATTTATGTGTGTTTATTTCATTAATCAGGAATGTGTCCCAGTTAGTATCAAATCTGCTATGAGCATCTATTTGAAAGTAGTAATCTTCTCCATTATATAAATCATGAGCGATGGCCCTACCAAGACCCATTCCAAGATTTTCTGGGGCTTTGCTTTCAACTAACTTAACATTAGCAATATTTCTTACTGGCTCAATCCAAGAATTGTCTTCATAAAAAATTGAATGTACACCAAAGATTAAATTTGTTTCTCCTGATGACTTTACTATAGCATATCTTATGGTCTTTTCAAGTTCATAGTCATGATAGGATGTTATTTGAATAAAGATGCTCTTTTTCATTATTCCTGCCAGATTGCGTGAATACAGGTTGTGCAAAAGTTCTTGTAAGAATGCTCAATCATATCCTTACGCTCTTGGCTTTCCCATATTTCCTTTATTGGAGTATCATTTACATTTCCAAACACTGTTTCAAAATCGTAATCATTGCAACACAGGAATACAGCCCCGTTAGCGTTTATGTGAATCCAAGTGTCGGGTCTGCTGCCCATATTATTACAACCAACAACACTTCCTTTACCAGTTATTTGATTCTTCATTATTCCACGGGTATCTAAGTATCCTGCTCTATCAACCAAAGAAGTATTTGCATATATGCTTATTTCTGGAAAGGCTTCTTTCATTTGCTTTACAGCCGTAGCGGTGTCTCCAGTATTGTCGTCTAAGTCTATTGCAGGAGCATTCTCTAATAACTCCATATATCCAAGAGATGTTTCATTAATTCCATTTACTTGCATAGAAACTCTTTGACTAGGGAAATTATCTATCGCATACCTAATATTGTCCATAACTCTTTGATGCATTTTTTCAGGCTTACCCGTCATTTTTGCCCAGGTAGCAGCATCCGCAGAAGGTGTGTTAAAGTGGATTAGATCAACAACATCACTGTATTCTTTAATAACATCCATCTTGTCTTTTGTTAGTGGAGAGCCATTGGTAAGAACCATTGTTCTAATTCCCTGATCTCTAAACAAATCAAGCATCTCTCTAAAGTGTTTATAAAGAAGAACTTCATTGTAGTGTGCTGTATAAATAAAAGAAAATGATGGATCTACAAAGTCTCCAACACCATTTTTTAATTGTTCAATAACAGATCTAATTGTCTCAATAGGCATTGTATTTCTACCAATGACTGGGTTTTCCTCATATGCTACTGGACAAAACCAGCAGCCAAGGTTACATAGACCATTAGGATCTAGTTGAACTAATTTTATCATCTAAGCCAACTAACCACTGCATATCTTTCTCCTTCGGTAACAGGGGATACTGAATGATTGTAAACATATGTAGAAGGAAATACAACCATATGATTTGCTTTAGGCTTAAAAGAAATATTAAATCTTGGAAAATTCAATTCTCCTCCAGAATAGTTATCGTTAAGATAATATAAAGTTGATATTCTTCTATGGTAATCTGGATGATCGTCTATGTGATTTGTAAAAAACTGTCCCTCTTCATATTTTAAAATTCCATAAGAATCATGCCAATTGCTGCCAATTCCAAAATATGACATGTAATCTTTTTCAATAGGATCAAAATGTTCAAAAAATAAATTATTTAAATTTGTAAAAAATAAAGATGAAAGATTAGAACTTTGAATTTCATCTATTTTACCAGAATAATTTACTCCTATAGTTTTAGTGTTTCTTGTCATAATGTCTACCGCAACATCTTCTGGTGTTTTAACAAATGCGTCTTGCCATTCAAGATTGGCAGAGATCATACCTTCTTCAATATCATTGTACAAAGTTTTGCTATCTGGAATTACATCGCTGTATATAACAATGCCTGGCGCTATTTCTTCTTTTAACATTTTACCATTTTCCAATCGGACAGGACGCTTTCTCAAGTTTTGTTTTTACTCTCATAATGCAGCCACACTTTTTGCATTGAGAAGTCAACTTAATTAACTCTGGACATCCCTTACAAATAGAAAATCTTTCTTCTGCTTTTTCTTTATCGGCCCATTCTGTTGCAGGATTTACTACATCCCAAGGTCTTGTTTCTCCTAAATTTTGTTTATATTTTTCCCAAGGAGTAAGTTCTTCACTCATCTACCTGTTCCGTTCTATATTCGTTTAATATGGACTCTGCCATGATGTCATCTATGCCAACAGCAAAATCTTTATTTTGAAAAACATATCTTAAAATATGTCTTGATTCTATTTTTGGATTTGGCTCAATTGTATATGTAACACTTTCTCTGTTTTTAAAGAAATTTGTTAGTGTATTTTCTCCAGGTATTGATAATAATATTTCATCATTTTTATAGATATTTATTTTCATATTACTAATTCTACCATATTAGCACCAGCCGTTGACTTCTTCGCAAGGAATATTGTAAGGGAAACAAATTGCTGGGTCATAACTTAGAGTTTCCCAATTGTATGGGTTGTAGCAACATTCTATATAACAAGTACCGCCACCACCGCTTGTAGGTGTTGGAGTAGGCGTTGGTGTTGGAGTAGGTGTAGGTGTTGGAGTAGATGTTGTTTCAACAGGTACGCAATTACCTGTGTTTGGACAACTACCGCCAGTCCAACATAGATTTCTGTAACCTGAAGGACAGCCATCGTCTGATACTACACCGCTTCGTCCTGGGTCACAGTCAGAACATGGTGAGTATCCACAGTTTCCATTTGCGGAAGAACAAGGTAACGTTCCTGACGTAGGTGTAGGAGTTGGCGTAGGTGTCGGTGTTGGAGTTGGTGTTGGGGTAGACGTTGGAGTTGGACAACACTCATTAGTATCATAATTAAATGTACCTGGGCATTGCTCTTCATTTGAAGCGTAGTAACATCCTGAGCCATAAGTCGGTGTTGGTGTGGGAGTTGGTGTGGGAGTTGGTGTGGGAGTTGGTGTTACTCTATATGAACAACATCTATATTGTTGATCAGTAGTTCCATCTGTATAGTAAATAGTGTCCATTCTTTCTCCACCTTCTGGGCAGTATGGATCTGATATACATGTTCCAGTTTCAGTACGCAATATTGTTTTTTGTGTAGGAGTTGGAGTAGGAGTTGGTGTAGGAGTAGGAGTTGGTGTTGTTGTTGGACAACATTCATTAGTATCAGGATTAAATGTACCTGGGCATTGCTCTTCATTTGAAGCGTAGTAACATCCTGAGCCATAAGTCGGTGTTGGTGTCGGAGTTGGTGTTGGCGTTGGCGTTGGTGTAGGTGTTGGCGTTGCACCTGGTGGACAACATTCATGGGTGTCATCATTATATGTATTTCCTGGTGGGCACTGCTCTTCATTTGCAGCGTAGTAACATCCTGAGCCATAAGTCGGTGTTGGTGTCGGAGTTGGTGTTGGTGTTGTGTAAGAACAACATACAAATTGTGCTATATTAGTTCCATCTGAGTAATAAACAATATCTTCTCTTTCTCCTCCTTCTGGACAATATACATCTGCTATACAGGTTCCAATTGTTCTACTTATTTCTGTTTTTCCTGGCCATGGTCTTCCATCACTGTCACAGCAAGTATCTCCGCATACAGAATCATAACTTGAAGTCATACCAGGCTTTGGACAGACTGGTATTGGTGTAGGTGTTGGTGTTGGAGTTTGAGCATATGCATGTGTAAATGTTATAGTCTGAGAATTTCCGTAGCCATCAGATGACCTAACTTCTATTGTTGCACTATAAGACTGACCCTCTACTAAATTTACAAGATTGCCTGGCCATGTTGCTGTAAAGGTTCCATAATTATATGTAGATGGATATAGTGATGGGTTTCCAGTATACATATATACATTAACATTACTTCCAGACCAAGAAAGAGTTCCAGTTGTAGTTCCAGTCTTGGTGTATGTTAGATTGCTTATATTTGCAACAATTGGTTGTGGTCCACCTCCGTCTGTAGGCGTTGGAGTTGGCGTTGGGGTAGGGACTACAACATATGAATAATATTCAAAATCTATAGTTGACTCATACTGAAGAAGTGATCCTGTGTCAATTCTTCCTTTGGCCTTGCCATTGTTTGAAGAATTAGCACCACCGCTATTACCTATAGATGCTTCATTGCCTAATCTAAAACCAGCATTTGTAATCGCTGTTCTGGCTTCATTGAGAGTCAAGCCTTCTAGGTTTGGGATTATCCCCATACCTTTTGAAGAAGACCATAGACCAAAATTTAGCATTTGGAACCTACGCCGTCAAATCGCCAATAAGAATCCAGGTATTGTTTGCCTCAGTTTTTACACATACTGCACCTGAGTATTGGGCTGCAATCTTTTTATTTGAATTTTTACTATTAATAATAACCGCTGGGGTTGCTCCAGCAATAATTACATTTCCAGTTCCGTTTCTAAGTATTTCAATTTTTTGACCAACAATAAAATCAGTTGTACTATTTACTGGAATTGTAATTGTTACATCAGACGAAGATGCTACTAATATTGTTTTTCCAGCATCTTTTTTCTCAATAGTATAGTTTGAGGTTTTAGGCAAAAGATCTACAGAGTCGTTTATAAATCTCCACTCCCCATTATGGTAGTACTGAATTTGATTTATTACTGTTCCAGAATTTTCTTGTCTAACAAAACATACAATGCCGTTTGTTGGTGCCGTAATAGAAGAATCTCTTGCTGTTGGGTTTTGATAATTATTAATTCCTGCTTTTGCATTTACAACAGTATCAAAAGTTACAACAGCATTAAAATCTTGATCAGCAGTCCAGGTATATTCAGCATTAGTATTTACAGCAGCACCCAATGCATACCAAGTATCGTTTGACTGATTATATATGTATGCTACTTTTCCATCTGAATTAATTGTTGCCATCTGATGTTAACCCCAATGCTCTTAATTCTGATTCTGTCAAGCCAAGTGCAACCAACTTTGCAATTCCAAGTTCTTTTAGTTCTTGTTCTGTTGTTTTTGCTTTAGCCATTATGCACCAATCTCTTTCCATTCAGAACCTGACCATACATACATTTTTAATGGAGATGAGTCTGAATCAACCCAAAGCGCACCTGTTGTTGGATTTGTAGGTTGTGATATTTGATATGACGCTGTAGCGTATTGAACATCTGTTGTTAGAGATGTTGATGAGTCTACCCAAATGTATCCATTGTCTATTCCCGTTGGCATGGATGCCAATACTGCAGAACCAAGACCGTCTGCCTCAATTGTATCAATACGTGTATCTAATGCTTTAATATGACCTACAACTGAGTTAGGGATAATCTGAGATTCGGTTGTAATTTCAGAAGATGTGCCATAATGGTATAACTTTAGCGCTGCTTGGATATCCGCAGCATCTTCATACCCTGGTATTTTTGTGGGATAAACTGATCCGATATTTTCAGAAGCCATACCTTAGATTATACCACAGTAATGAATAAGTGTACTGTTTTAACTGTAGTCAAATTTGACCAAGTTGAACCATCTAACTCGGCAGCCTTTATGGTTATAGGCAAAGACAGGGTTCCATTGTCTGAAGACACTGCTCCAACTGAAATTGAAGAGGCTAAGGGCAATTGGTTTAGAATACTATATTGAACATTAAAGTTTTCTGCTGTGATAGTTCCTACAAAATCAGAAGGAACTATTTCTGCAACTGGTATGTTCTTTGTCCAAGTGCCACTAGTAAAAGTTGTTGTTGTGTAGTTCTTGCTGTAAGTATTAGATGTTAATTTAAATAGCCTTACCCAAGTTTCTGTGCCTAGTACGTTTTGTCTTTGGTATACGTACTGATATTCTTCATCAGAAGAAAGTATATTAATGTATAAATCATATACCTGTGCGTCAGGGGCTAGTAGAGTTGTTGGCTGACCTAGGTTTACAAAAATTTGGCTTCCACGATCACCTTTTGGCCCAAAATCAATTTCAAGATTTAGTGATGAAGGACCACCAAGTACTGTTAAATCTTCTGTTGATAAAAGTACATCTGCCATTAAACCGTTGCTCCAGAAACTTGATCTGTTACTGATACCGTTCCAGTTAGCAATGTATAAACATAGTTATGAGGAGATGCAGTTCTTGTTATTTCTACGTCATAGACATATTGTGTTCCAGCGCTCATGGTTACGGAATCGCCAGGTCTAATTGTGCATGTTACATAGTTTCCAGAAACTCCGCTTGTTATTACTGCAAGACATTCGATCTTTCCAGAAACTCCAGAAGATCCACGGGATGTAGAGATTGAAAACTTAGCATTACCATACTGACTTAAATCAAATGAAGCACCAGAAGAGTCTTTTGGATAAACACGAAACTCATAGGTGTCGCCCTTGTAGTAGTTAATGTTGAGTGTGCCTGGAAATGCCATAAGTTTATTATACCACGCTGACGTATATAGATTTCATAATAACTGAAGAGTCATAGTCTGTTCTAATTTGTGGATAAGCGCCATTACCCCATATTTTCTCATTTTCAATAAAGACTTGCTGGGTTACAGATATTGGGTAGGTGTGTTGATACTTTAAGGATGCCACAAACTGAGAAACCTCTCTATTTGCATTTGGGAAAAATGTTCTAATCCATACTTCTGTATTTGTATTATATGTTGTAAGTTCAAAGTTGTAGGTTATGAAGGCTTGAGATCCTTCCTTTACTCCACGAAAATTTAACATTCTTGAGTTATCATTCCAAAAACTAACTGACTTTTCTGGCAAATACTTTTCATTAGATTTACCATCAGTTGAGATAAATACTATTACCCATCCATCATCACCCTTTGTTATTCCAAGACTAATTTCTGATTCTTTATTATTGAAATATGATGCCCAACCTGCTTGCTGTCCAGCCGAAGATAAAGAACTTTTTCCATCATTTCCGTTTTTACCTGATGGACCTTTTTCTCCTTTATCTCCCTTTTCTCCTTGTGGACCAGGTAATCCTTTTTCTCCATCCCTGCCTGCTGGACCTTGGGGTCCCTGTGGCCCAGGAACTGGAAGAAATGAAAGAGTATTTTCTTGATAAGGGGTTACCTGGCTTTGTTCTACCTGAGCAGCATAAGAAGATTTTTTTGCACCTGGAAAGTCCATAGATTTAGAAACGGCCATAATAAAATTATCTCATGTTTATTTAAAAACTACTTGTTTATTTTAAATGATTTACCATCAACACGAATTACGGGTGGTAACTCAGGTCTTGGTGTAGTGACTTTGACAACAGCCATTAAAGTGCTCCAGAGACGTCACCAATGACTCGTATGGCACCGATTACAGGTGTCCACACAACAGCATCAATTGTAACTTCTAAATCAAATGTTAACTCTGCAATGGAAGAACCATAACCTGTTCCCCAAAATTTTGTTATCTCTGGAGAAGCCTTAATATCTACATATCCATTATGTGAGACAACTTCTAGTTCATCAATAATGTCACCCTTAGAGTCATAAGCGCTTGAAATATATGTCCAGTCAGAAGTATCGAAATATGTGGATTCGTCATTATCTAAGAATTCAACTCTAATGGAAGCAGAGTCACCTCTAACAACATTCCACTTAATTTTTACGGGATCAGCACCAAAAACATCAGGTCCACAAATAGTCATAATCTTGATTATACCATAAAATTCAAAAAGGTACTCAGGACAGGTGGGTATGAAGAAACTATCCTAAGTACCTATAGTAAAATTATATCATATGAGCGTATATTAGAAATAAATCTTCAGGTTATAAAAAGTTTATCAAATCGTTATAATTAAGAATGTCCGTTTTGTCTATTAAGAAATCAATTGTCAGAAGTGGGATGGTGTATACTTAAATATATATAAGAAAAGAACTATCTTTAAAGGTTTTATATTTATATATCTTATATATTATATATAGCAAATAGGCAAATTAG